AAGAGGACGACATCGACCCGACCGAGGAAGCGACCAAGCGGGCAACAAAGGCCATCCACGACCTGACGCACAAAGCCGGTTGCGGGTGCTGCACAATCAAGGAATACGACGGCGAAGCGATCGACCCGGCGTTTGGCGAGATTGCCGAGGATTTCGAGGACGCCGTAGCCGCGTGGATCATCGCCAACTCTGAGAACGCCAGCATCGGCATTGACGGCACCGTGAACGTGGACGAGTCGGGGCTTGGTGACACGCTCTCCGCGTACATCATCGCTGCCGTTGGCGTGTCCCTGTTCGGCGTGCTGTTCGGCAAGGTGAACTACGCCAAGCGTGACGCGGACGCGGCTGCGGCTGAGATTGACAAGGCGGTTGCACGCTACCGATCCTCGCCGATGAACGAGGCCGACAAGGAAGCCATGCGGCGATCGGTCGCGGCGAGCATCAAGCAGCATTGCGAACAGGGCAACGTCGGCAACGTGATTGCGAAGCTCGATGGTGATGCGAAAGAAGTCGCACGCGGCGTTGCTGCGGACGTGTACCAGTGGGCGGAAACGGACGGCACGGGTAGTGCGGCCCCGGTTATTCAGGCGTCCTACGGCAAGCTGCTGAGCCTTGCCGCGTTGGGTGCCTTGATCGCGGAACAGGCGCGCCGTGCGCGTGGCTTGGGCGGTGCGGCCAACCGTTACGCCCGGCGTGTCGCGTCCGGCATGGCGAACACGCAGCGGACGCTGATTACAAGCGCCGTCGTAGCGGCCCAGGCTGGCGGCGTGCCGCTGGATGCGGCCCTTATGTCGGCCCGGTCGTCTGCGGCTGAGTCGGCGTCCTATCGCTCTGTAGCCGTTGCCCGCACCGAGATTGCCGCCACCGACAACTACACCAACATTTGGGCGTACTCCGCTGGCGGTCGCGTTGAAGGCGTGGAATGGGTGCTGTCTGCGGTCCCGTGCCAAGCGTGCATCCTGCTCGCCATCGACACCGCACAGGCCAATGGGTCGATGGACCCCGTAGCCGCTGCCGGATTCCGTCAACAGGCCGAGGCGATCGGACCCGGTTACAACGACAACACCAAGCCGCAGTTGGCCGCGCTGGGTGCGTCCATCATGGCATCGGGTGCCAACTTCACCGTGCCGTTGGGCCGGGCGTTCGGGCAACCGGGCCAAGCGTTCGGCAACATCGACGTAGACGACGACGCTGCGGCACGCCATATGGCATGGCTGCAAGCGGCTGGACAGGCTGACGGGCGACAGGCTGGCACGTTCGAGTACGGCATCCACGCCCCGCCGCTGCACCCTAACTGCAACTGCTCAATCCGGCCCGTCTTCCGAGCCTAACCCATGTCATTCGAGATACAGACCATCAAATCCCGCATCGCGGCGATCAAGTCGCGGCATGGGCTGGCCGAGGATGCGCCCGTTGGCATCTTCGCCACGTTCGATACGAAAGCCGCACTCGACACCGAGAACGGCAACAACGACGTTCTGGCGATTGCTACGACCGACAACGTAGACCTTGACGATGAGGTTGTGCTGCCGAGCGGGTGCGACTGGTCGTACCTGAATGCGAACCGCAAGCTGTTCGTCGATCACCAGTACGACATCTCACACTGCGTCGGTGCCCTTCGCTCGATGGCCCCGTACCCGTCGAAGGGTGCCATGAAGGGCTGGTCGATTCGGGCACGCCTCTACGACGGGATGCCCTACCCCGCTGCCGAGGCTGTCCAGAAGATCATCGCACAGGACGGTATCGGTATCAGCATCGGTTTCCTTGCACTGGACTACGGCGCACCGACCGCAGACGAGCGGATCAAATACCCCGGCGCGTCCTCGATTGTCCGCAAGTCCAAGCTCCTCGAAGCATCGTTCACCTGCCTGCCCTGCAATGTCTCGTGCCAGACGCAGCGCGTGAGCATCGACGACAGCAAGGCCGCGAACATCGCCGCCCACGTTGACGCGAAGGCACGCGACATTCTCAGCATCAAGCTCCCCCGACTCTCAATCAAACTCCCGCCCGTGTCCTAACAGGCCCGCGCGGTCTTTCCCCTTCCCACGTTCACGACGGCCAACGCCTGACCACTACGGCGCGTGTCTACTGCGCGCCCGCGTGTTGATCGCGTGATGCCCGGCTGAGCAACGGACTTCCCACGTTCCACCCGGAGACACATACCCATGAATCGCAAGCAACTGCTCGCAGCCTTGACCGCTGCGGGCTACACCGGCAAGGCTGACCTCGCCGACATCAAGCAGTATCTCGCCAACGAAGGCCGAGATTCCGACAGCATCACCATCAACGACGAGACGTACAAGATCGACGACGTGTTCGCTAAGGCGGCTCCCCTGAGCGCGAAGGTGGACGCGGAAGCCGATGAGCCTGTCATCGTCAAGCCCACCAAGAAGGCGTCCACCGGCTACGCCAACACCGTTGGCAAGGTCGAGAGCAAGGGCGTGATTGGCGCTCCTGCCGTCCGTTCTGACCGTGAACGCGCTGTCAAGGCGTACACCGCCCGCGCCCGCAACCAGTCGGCTGACACGCCCATCGAGAAGCGCGCGATTTGGGAGGACGGCGAAACCGCCGAAGCCTTCACCGCGTTCTTCCGTCTGGCGAGCACCAATCCGGGCACGAGCTACTCGGAAAAGGCCAACGACCTTGACATCATCGGCAAGGCCAACGTTGAATTTGACAACACCCTCGGCGGCGCGACCGTTCCGCAGCAGTTTTCGAACCAGCTTATCTGGTTGACTGAGCAGTACGGCGTTGCCCTCAAGGTCGCTTCGGTCGAGCGCATGACCAGCGACGTTGGCAACTTCCCGCGTCAGACCGTTATTCAGCCCATGACGCCCTCGGCGGAAGGTGCGGTCAAGTCCACGGCTGACGACATCTTCGACAGCGTGACCCTCACCTGCCGCGAAGCCTCGCTCATCAAGCAGGCTTCGTATCAGTGGTACGAGGATTCGGCTGTCAACGTCGGCGATACGTTCGCCCGCAACTTTGCCGAGTCTGCCGCCCGCCGCATCGACCTTGATTACTTCCTCGGCGACGGCACCAGCGCCTACAACAACTTCATCGGCCTCAAGACGAAGCTGGGCACCTCGGGAAATAAGTACGTTGCCGGTACCGGCGGCGCATGGTCCGCGTGGACGACCAACGACTTTAACAAGGCTCTTGGCCGGTTGGAGTTCGTCAATTCGTCTCGTCTCCGCATGATTGGTTCGCGTCAGAACTTCTACGCGGCTCCCAATCGCCTTCAGACCGCCGTCAGCCAGTTCGTGCAGTTGGTCGGCCCTGGCGTTGAGGGCGCTGACAAGTCGTTTCTGTCGCTCCCGTACCACTTCGCACAGGTTCTTTGGGAAGGCCAGACGGCTCCCGAAACCACCGGCGCTACCCCTGGCGTGTTCATCGGCGACTTTGCTGGCGGCAGCAAGATCGGCCTCCGCGATGAATTGAAGATCATGTACAGCGAGCATTACGGCTTTGCCAACGGCCTTCTGGCGTGGCGCGGCACGATGCGGTACGCGATCAACATCCACCTTGACGGTCGCGCGGCGACCTACGGCCCGATCCTCGCCCTCGGTAACTAAACCACAAGCCACCGGCCAAGCCGGAGGAGTTTCATACATGCTTTTCGGACAGAACGAGAACATCCAAGTCCTTCGCCTTGCAACGAGCGCCGCGACCAACGCGACCGCTTCGTCTGCGGCGATGGACATGAACGGCTACAAGGCGGGCAAGATTTACGTTCTTGCTGCTGCCGCGACTGCCACCAACGCCAGCGCCAAGTTCGATTCGTTGACTCTGGAGTATTCCAGCGCATCGAACGCGGGCTGGGTGACCCAGTTCCAGGGCACCACCAACACCTCTACCACCAACACCTCGCAGTTCGTGATTGCGGGCAACAACAACACGAGCCTGAACTACATCGCGGAGTTCAATTTCGTGCCCCGTGATCGCTACTACCGCGTCGTTGTGCAGGGTCCGACTGGTTACAACACGACCAGCGTTATCGGCTTCGGCTTCCGCGCTGACGAAACCCCGTC